CATCCTCACCATCGCGTCGCAGAGCGCCGCGGGCGGTGAGCTGCGTGTCCGCCCGCGCCAGGCCGTAGAGCGCCACGATGTCGGGGTTGTACTCGGCCAGGGCGAAGGTGCCCTCCAGCTTCTCCAACCCCATGTCGAGCTCCACCGGGGCGTCCATTCCGCCGCCGCGGAACTCCTCCATCTTGAGGGCGAACTTGGGGAGGGTGAGGGTGTCGATGGTGCCAGCGAGGCCGCGGCCATCGACGAAGAGGCTGAAGTTCTTCAGTACGCGGGGGATCTGGGCCATGGGTCAGTCCTGCAGGGTGTGCGTTGGGGTGGATCAGGCGAAGAGGTCGACCACGTAGGAGTTGACCAGGTGGCTGCGGAAGGTCACCCGCTCGGCCGGGTACGGGGGGGTGAAGTCGAAGTCGAAGAACACCTGCCCGTTGGCGATGCTGGTGGGGGTGTTCAGATCGGGATCGACCCAGACATCACCACCGAGGATCGCGCCCCGGGCCTTGAGGCTGCGCAGGTACTCCCGCACCGACTCCTGCACCTCCTCGAGGTAGGTGGCGGTGATGCAGCGATCGACGGCCCAGAGGTGGCCACGGAGGATCGACTCGTTGATCATGTCGGCGGTGCGCCGCACCGACAGGAAGGCGTAGAGGGGATCGGTCGCCAGGGTGCGGTTGCCCCAGAGACGGAAGCCCTGCTCGCGGATGATGGTGGCGATCTTCTGCTCGTTGAGCAGGTTGGCCCGGCTGGTGCTGTCGCCGAGGGCGAAGTCGATGGCGCGGGCGGTGCCCTCGATGCCAGCGATCTCGTTGTTGCTGGGGGACCACCAGAAGCCGCGCTCGTTGTCCACCTTGTTGATCAGGCCGGCGACGGCGGGCGAGCTGGGGGTGGCAGTGCCATCACGCAGCACCCAGGGATCGACCACGTAGATGCGATCGGAGCCGAAGTCGCCCGCCACCTGGATGGCCGCCGCGTCGGTGGTGTTGGGCCCATCGGCCACGATCACCGCGCGGAGGCGCTGCGCGATGCCCAGCAGCTCGGCCAGCACGCGGCTGCGCACGGTGCCCCGGGTGGGGGTGCCAGCCACAGCCTGGACGCCACCGGAGGGGGGAGCGCCGATGGTGACCGTGGGGTTGGTGGCGTAGCCCTCGCCGGGATTCTCGATGGTGATGCTCACCACCTTGCCAGCGTTGGCCCCGGTGCCCAGCACCGCCACGGCCGTGGCCTGAGCGCCACCGGCTGGAGGTGCGGCGATCGTCACTGCCGGCGCGGCGGTGTAACCGCTGCCCTGCGTGGTGACGGGGATAGTCAGGATCCCGTTGGCGGTGCGCTGATGGCTGAAGCCCGGGGCGATCAGGATGCGAGGCGCGAAGCCGACGGCGTTCTCCGCTGCGAGGAACGCTTGCACGCCTTCGTATGCGCCGGTGCTGCCATTGATGCCACCCACCACGTTGGTGATGGTCGCCCGTTCGTCGGCCCCCTGCGTTACCCGGACCACGACCACCACAGCACCGGCCTGGTCGTAGATCTGATCCAGGGCGGTGGCCAGCGTTCCAGCTGCGCCGAGCCCCGCCATCTCGCTGCGGGTGGCGACCAGCACCGGAGTGTTGAGGGGGAACTTGGCGGCGTCCGCATCGGGCGCTGTGCCGATCAGGCCGATCACGCTGGAGCGCACGGTCTGGATCGGCCGAGCTCCGGTGTCGATCTGCAGGACCTCCACACCGTGGAGGAAGGTCGTGGTCATGTGGAGAGTCCTCCTGTCGGATTGATTCTAGGCGGGTTGGCAGACCTACTCAAAGAAGAGGTTGATGGCACCAGCGTCGAAGGCGTCGGTGCCATTGGCGGCCACCACACGCAGGTAGTCGAGGGCCCCCGAGAGGGTAACCACGCCGCCGGCGATGGTGGATCCTTGGGTGCCAGCAGTGACGAACTCACCAGAAGCCAGCCAGGTGTTGCCACTGATGTTCGTGAGCACCAGGTGGCCGTAGTGGATGTAGCTGGCGGCGTTGTTGAAGATCGGAATGCCTGCCGTTGACGAGACATGCACCACGCCACTGGCCCAGGAGAAGACGCTGTGGCCCGTGTAGCCCGACGTGGTGGGTGCGCCGCCGGTCCCGAGCTGCACCAGCAGGTTGTTGACCCCGTTGCTCGACACCCCGTTGAACGCCACCGTGATCCGCCTGGCCCAGGAGGGGATGCCCGTGAACTGAACCGCGACACCGGAGGTCGAGGCCTTGGAAGTGTCGCGGCTGATCACCGTGGCACCAGCCGCCAGGTCCGCTGCAGTGATGGTTGAGTCCTGAATGATCGCGCCGGTGATGCGTTGGAGGGCCATTACTGGAAGAGCAGATTGACTTGACCGAAGTCGAACGTGTCGGTGCCATTGGCGACGGTGACCCTGATGCGATCGAGCACACCGTTGAGATCGACTGCACCAGCGGTGCGATGGAATGCTGCGCCATCAGCGCGACCAAACTGGCCAGATGCAACCCAGAACCCGTCCTTGATGTTGATGAGATCGATCATGCCCGTCAGGTAGCCGTAGGTATCCCAGGTGTAGACCAGGGGGAATCCAGTGTTCCCGGGGTATTGGCTGGCCAGTGGCGGGCCGGAGGTGACATCGTTGAACACCGAGCCGACATAGCCAGTGGTTTGCAGGCCGGTCGATTTTCCGAGCAGGATCACGATCGGGCTGGTGCCACCAGTGCTGATGCCATTGATCACCACCGTCAGCTTCTTCGCCCAGCTGGGGATGCTGTTGAAGTCGACAGCGGTGCCTGAGGCCTGCACGCCGGTGCGCAGCGTCATCGGCTGCGACAGCTTCGCGGGCGTCACCGCAGCGTCGCGCAGCTTCACGGTGGTCACCGTGTCGTCCCCCGGCGCACCCTGCGACGACACGCCCAGGGCCAGCACCCGCACGATGGTGCCAGCCACCACTGGCTCGCTCAGCGTGAGCTGGTTGCCCGTCATGTTCAGGCTGTACTCGCTCGTCGGCTGCACCACGCCATCGATGGTCACCAGTGCCGATGGCTTGTTGATCACCGCCGTGGTGAGCGTGAAGACGGACTGGTTGGCGGTGGCGATGAAGACCATCTCGGTCTGCACCTGCCCCTGGACGTAGCGAGCATCGGCCTCTTGCTTGCTGTAGACATCGGCGCTGTTGGCCTTCTGCGCCAGCAGGTTGGTGATGGTCGTGGCAAAGTTGGGATCGTCGCCCATCGCCGCGGCCAGCTCGTTCAGGGTGTCGAGCGCACCGGGCGCACCCTGGATGAGGTTGTTGATCAGCGTGTCCACCTCGGTCTTGGTGTACCGGGCGAACACGTCTGCATCGATCGCGTTCAGCGCAGCACGCAGCCGCGAGACATCATCCGCCAGCAGGTTGCCAGCGGCGGGCAGCTGGTAGCTGCGGTTCGGGGAGCGGTCATCGATTGGCATGGGATCAGATCACCACAAGACGGAGCTGGCGCAGCTGCGGGCGGGCCGCCTCGGAGCCGGTCAGCGTCAGCCGCACCCGCGTGGTGGTGCCCGCTGCCGCGAACGATGCGACGGTGTGAACCCGCTCCACCCAGTTGTCGCCCACCGCAGCAGAGCTGGTGAGGGCCACCGTCTCCCAGGTGCCATCGCTCTTCTGGAACTCCACGGTCACCGAAGAGGCACCGGGCAGCAGGGCCTCGAAGGTGCAGGACACCTTCGCGTTGGCCGCGCACGCGATCGCGCGGGACACGTAGGTGCCCGTGTTTGCGATCGAGCCGAGCAGCACCTGAGTGCCAGCGAACAGGTAGGGGCTCAGCAGGGTGGTGCCCTTCAGCACCGCCGAGAGCGTCATCGGATGGGCCGCGTGTTCCGTCAGCCCGATGCGGGCATTGGCTCCGCCGCGGATCTCCACGCCATCAGCCCGGGTGAAGACGAACTCCACATCGGTGCCATTGTTCACCCGCTCGACACCGGCCAGCGCCACCAGATCACTGGTCAGGCCCGCCACCGCCGCGATGGTGCCAGTGGCTGGCGAGGCAGGGTTGCCGGAAACCGTGAAGGTGTACGTGGTCGGGCTGGTGACGGTGACCACCACCGCGCCGTTGTACTGCGTCTGCACCGCGCCGCTGTGCACCACCGTCTGGCCGGTGACGAACGGATGCCCGCCGGCCATGGTGGCAGTGGCCACGTTGCCCGACGTGGTGATCGTCACGGTGCCAGCCCGGATCGGGCCCAGATCGATCGTGCGGGTGGTGCTGGTGAACCGTGCGCCATAGAGCCGGAACGCCAGGTCCGCCTCCTGCACCGGGGTCCAGGTCGAGGCGTTGCTCGACTTGAGCAGCGTGCCGATGGTGTAGGGCTGGCTGGTGACGAACTGGTTCGCGGTGGCGTCGAACTTCCCGAGCTCCGCCAGCGCCACCGCATGCACCGCATCGTCGGTCAACAGGACCATGGCGTACTCCACGCCAGGCTCCAGGTAGACCGGCCGGGTGAGGGCGATCTTGTTCCAGGCCCCCACCGTGATGGCGTTGCCAGGCAGGATGCCCTCGGCGACGGTGACGGTGTTGGGCAGGCCCAGCTCCGTCTCGCGGATCTCCAGCACCACCTTGTTGGTGTTGCTGCCCTTGGCGGTGAACCTGAAATCGACGGCCGTCACCCACCGACCTTGATCAAGGCGGAAGGTCTGCGCCAGCGGATCCCAGAACCGGGTCTCGATGGTGGTGAGCTGGCGCTGAGTGCGGGTGACGATCGTCCCCTCACCCACGAACCGAGCAGCGCCGAAGCTGCCCTGGCCGCCGACGAACCGCACCCGCTTGGTGCCCGTGGGGACGTTGGCGGGAATCGTGATGCTGCCGGAGATCTGCCCGGCTGAATTGGCTGTGAGTGGCATGGCTCAGGCAGGGGTGACGTTGATCCCGTCGAACTCGACCAGCTGGAGGGTTTCCCCAGGGTCGAACCCGTCGATGGTGAAGGCGATGCTGATCTGCCGCAGGAACTCGGCCGGCCGCTCGCTCTCGCTCAGCAGCTCGGTGCGGGTGGCGGCGGTGGTGACGACCGACAGCTGACGGGCATTGCCCAGGCGGAGTAGGAACGCCTGCGTGACCGGGCTGGCCCATGTGGTCTCGATCGCTGTCCACCGATCCACCGCAGGGGTGAGGGTGACCGCTGCCGGGATCGGGTCAAACGCCTGGTAGGGATTGATCGGGCTGCTGCCCGTCACCCGAGATTGCTCCAGGATGATCTCCTCGGTGTAGGGGAGCATCCAGTCCTGGGCCGCATTGGTCGCTGCGCGGTAGATCGATGGCGCGATCGGGAGCTGCAGGGTGCCATCGACGATGGCGGCCGTCTGCGTGATGCCCTGATCCCGCAGGTCATCATCGATGAAGGCATCGACGAACACGCCCCGCTTGCTGCTGGGCTCACGGCTGCTGATGTCGTTCCGCAGCCGCTCCAGCGCCACCAGGTCGTAGAGGTCAACGATGAGCGACCGCATCCGCTCCAGCTGGTCGAAGGGGATGGCCTTGAAGCCATCGTTCGTCACCACCGGGGTGAGGCCCCACCGCTGCTCGATCGTCGCCAGCAGCAGCAGGTTGCCAGGGATCGCCGGGGGCAGCGGAGTGTACCTGGAGCTGAGGCCCCGGTACCGGGTGAAGTTGCCATCACGATCCAGGCAGATCCGGTCGTAGCGGGGCAGCTTCCACTGGTAGTCCGTCAGCACCAGGGTGCCGTTGACCGCGCCGGTCACATCGAACGTGCCAGCCTGCAGGTTGACGTTGCTGGGCGTGACGTTGCCCAGGTATTGGTAGGTCACCGAGTAGGTGGAGCCAGGCGAGGGCTCAGCACCGCCGGGGCTCCAGTCCACCTTGTCGCCGTTGAGGAAGTAGGTGGAGGCGTTGAACGTGGTGCCACCCTGCACCACCGACTGGATGTTGAGCACCGACACGTCGGGCAGGGTGTCCTGGCCGCCGGCGGTGCCACCACGGGTGATGGTCACCGTCTTCTGGCGGGTGATCACCACCTCGATGATGGAGCTCACCGGGGTGCGGTTCAGGCTGATGGTGGCTGTGCCGCCGGTGGTGCCCGTGAAGGTGTCGGGCTCCGAGTCCACCGTCTCCAGATCGGGATCCTCGGCGTAGACCAGCCTGGTGCTGCTGGGCTTGTCGATCTTGTAGCCCAGCACGTTGCCAACACCCTCGCGGATGCTGAAGACGTTGTTGCCACTGGTCAGGCCCAGGGCCTGCACCGTCAGGCCGGAGACGATGTAGTTGCCATTCGACTCCCGGTCGTACCGGGCGAGCGCCTCGATGAACGTGTTGTCGGTGCTGTCCGCCTGATTCAGCAGGGCCCCGTCGATCACGGTCCAGACGGGGTAGAACACGCCGGCCTGGGCCTCGCCTTCCCTGCCCCAGGTTGGGGTGAGGCGGAGGCGTGCAGCGCCGGGCTCGTCGTAGCCGCGGGTCTGCACTGCCGGGTTCCGCAGCGTCGCGTCCTGCACTTCGGTGATCACCTCCTCGAGGAGGAAGATGCCAATCCGCACCAGGCCGGTGGTGACGATGGTGAACACCCGGGCTGGCACCTCGCGCACGGCCCCGCGCAGGTAGACCGCGCTGGCGGGGCAGCTGATCGAGCCGGAGGTGGTGTCGATGATCGGCGGAGTGCCACGCACCACCGAGCCATCGCGGAAGACCGCATCAGCGATGCGCCGCAGGCGGTCGCCGAGGATCGACTGGATCTCGTTGACTTCTGCCGACTGCGAACGGCGGGCAGCCCTGACCAGGACATCCTCGAACCGCTTCGAGGCGTCGAACCTGTTGTAGTAGTCCGAGGGGAGGGTAGGCATCAGAAGGTCACCACGAACTCGAAGAGCTGACGGGTCGTCGCCTGCCGAATGATCGGCGTGCTGCGCTGGTGCACCAGCATGGTGCCAGGGTTCGCCACTTCAGCAGGCAGCAGGTAGTACTGACCGCTGGGTACGCCGTTGGCGGCCACGGTGTCGACGAAGATCGCCTGCTCGCGGATGGTGGCCCCCACGCCTTCGCTGAACTCGAAGTGGAACTTGAAGTAGAGGTTCGGGGTTGGGGTTGCGCTGATGCTGAACCGGCCCTCGGGAACCACGATAGACCCGTTGGCATCGGCCACGCAGTAATCGACCAGCGTGGCGCGACGCCGTGCGACCTCGGCCAGGAGGGCGCTGGCGCTGTTCGGTGGAGCGGGCGGAGTGTTGCCCCAGGAGTTGTCGCCGGTGCCCCAGGCCATATGAGCGGTGCGGGCCCGGATCGCCTGGGCGATGACGGAACGACCGCTGTTGGCAAGGATGGTCTGCATCGGTGCGCGCTCCTATGGCATCAGTCTACAGGGCCACAAACAGCATGGGCCCTATCGGAGTACGCCAATTAGTGTTGACGCCAGGAGTTCCTGTAAGCAGCAGGAATGCTGGACCCTTGAAATCCGGGAAGTCCGGATCGTACAAAATATCAAAACTTACCTGAGGGTTTGAACCAGCAGCGTACTGATACGCAAAACCAGCGTTTGTAGGTGTACCATTATTTATTTGAGAATCAATCATTGCAGGATGCCATGCGCCAGCGCCGTTCAGTATGGCAGCAATAGCGTCAGCACCAGTCGTGGGCATCGTCACGGCCATGCTGTAACTACCAGGTTGTAGCGTCTGCGGCGACGACAGCGCCACCACACGGTAAGAATCCTGAAGAGTGGCAGCAGTTCCGGCCGGGATTGTGACTTGATTCACGCCATTCAGCTGGATCGTTGTCAGCGTGTTGGAGTCCCACAGCGAGAACCCATGCGCTTCCGCCAAGCCGTTTTGCCCGTGGTCATACATACCAACTGCTGCAATCGTAATCGGCGCAAACAGTTCAAAGCTGACCATCAGAACCATCGGGTCTGCGTCGTTATAGGAATTGACTCCCCAAAGGGTGCCCAGGTTGCTGCTGTCAAGGATCTGCGCCGTCCCTGGGATCGTGCTCAGCAGCGCACTGCCCACACCGCCACCGCCAGATGATGTCGTGGTCACACTGCCCGACACCACCACGTTGACCTCAGACCACGTTTCCTGTCGCCAGCCGAACGGGCCCCAGATCTGCCCTTCATACCTGCAGCTGAATCCCAGCTGCTCAGATACAACCCCGGGATAGAACGGCGTGATCTCTTCGTCGTCCCATGCGCTCTTGTCCCACACGAACCCGGATGCTGTCACCAGCCACACAGGCAGCTCTTCCTGCAGGCTGCTCACCACATCCGCCACCAGGTTCTCCGCCGCCAGCCCGCCGAGCTGCTGCCCGTAGCTGATCTGCGGCCAGTCCGGTCGCAGCCGCACACCGCTGTGGTCGTCCCAGATCTGGTCGTCCCAGAAGCCCTCGTCCCAGATGAACTGGCGAACGTCGTAGACCGCATAAATGCGCGACAGCCTGGAGCGCACCGGGCTCGACACCCGCGCCACACCCACGATGCGATCGATGATGTCGTCGCCGACGGTCGGGGCAGACAGGCCCAGCATGTACTCCGCCCAGCGGTTGCTGCCTCCCTCTGGCTCCTCCAGCACGCCCTGGATGTTGATCCAACCCAGCGCCACACGCACCGATTCGGGGGTGCCACGGATCCGCTGCCACAGCACTCCATCCGCCACCAGATGCCGCTGATCGAGGATGAAGGGCAGCAGCTCGCCCAGCCCGTACTCGTAGATCAGCCACGGGATCACGCTGTCCGGGATCTCCACCCGCTTCGCCGTGCGGATGGTTGGCACCGGCTCGCCGACGCGCACCAGGCTGGAGGTGACGCGGCTGAAGTCGCGCTCCAGCGACGTGCTGTTTGGTGGCAGCAGGTCGTACAGGCTGGTGCTCATCGATCACGCCCCGCCATGGTCAGCGAGATCGTCCCGAGCGCCGGGGCCTGGGATGGCCCGCACACCACGTCTGCCGCCGGCGCGGTCAGCACCACCCGCTGCACACCCGCTGCATGCAGCTTGGCGATCAACCAGCTGCGGGTCACGTCCCACCCCAGGCCCGAGGCCGCGGCGAACGCTGCCGTCAGGCTGGCCTGCAGCTCATTGAACACCGCGATCGGTGTGTCCGGGTACAGGTAGATCTGCGCCGTCACTGGCACCACCTGCACCGAGCTGCTCACCACCGTCACCGTGTCGGTGATCACCCGCACGTTGTCCGCCTGCACCACATCATCGACGGCCTCGAGGAGGGCGGAGCTGGCAGTGCCATTGCCCAGCTTCGACAGCACGGCGATCTCCACCTGCCCCGGCGCTGGACTGCTCACCGCCACGTCGCGCACGTCCGCGCTCGCGCTCAGCGCCTGGTACCGATACCAGCTCGCGCCGCCGGCGGTGCTGCTCCCCATGATGCGCTCGATCGTGCGGACCTTCAGCTCATCGTCC